CGTATCAACTCCTCGTCGTCCGGGTCTTCGGAGTTCGGTATCTCGTCCGACACTAATTGGACTGCGTGCAGCTGCTTGTCCTGCACCTCGCTCAGGTGTCTTAAACAAATCTGGTTGAGTGGGTGGTTGTTGTGCTTCATCTTTTACCTCTTTAGGTTGTGTGGATAGTTCTGACTCCCCCTGTTTGACAGGAGGTTCTTGTTTAGCATCGACAACATCCGCCGCGGCCTCTATAGCAGAGACCTCGGCAGACGGTGCTGCTGCAGGAGTTTCACCCGCAGACTTCTTTAGCCTTTCGCTCCCGTCGGGGTGAACGATCGAGTCGGTTTTTCCTTCATCACGGGTGTCGTCGACAGCCCCTTGATCGGTGTCCCCTGCTCTTTCTCGTGCGTCCCTTTGGGAGTCGAGCCGCTGGTCGTGTGGTTGTGTTTCACTTTTCCTCTCCGGTTTAGGTTGATCGGTGGCAACTTTCGCTGCCTTCTCTGAAGAGTCTACATCCTCTTCGTCTTGCGCTTTGCTTTGCCTTTGCAACCCTTCTTCTTGGGCGACATCGGCTTCTTGTGCATTCCTCTCATCAGATACCTCCGCGGTTGGTTGATCTGCCGCTGCTATCTTATCAACCATTTCTGGCTTGTCAATAGCCGCGGCGGGCTCTTCAAATAAATTAGGTTCTACAGGCGGTTCCGTCTCCTCTTTAGTGACCACCTGTTCTTCTTTTTCTGTCTCCGGGACTTCTTCCTCTGCAGGCTCACTCTCTAACGCACCACGCAACACATTGGTTGGCTCCGCGGCCTCTTGTTCTTGTGTTGTCGGCTCTGCTGCTTCTACTTGTGCCGGTATCATAACTGGCTGCTCTGTGTCCGGTATTACAGTGCGGCCATCTGCTAGCCTTTCCTCTAAATCTTGACTTATCTTTGTCTTGCGCGCACCACCTACAAACTGCATAAACATTTCTGTCAACGCACCTAATGTGCCGCCTACACCTGCACCCACCAGAGCCTCATATCCAATACCCTCTAACAACGGTAAGTCCTTCTCTGTAAACTCGTCTTGTATGAAGTTCTGAATAATACCCGTCATCCCCTCCTGAAACGCTTCCTCACCTGCCGTCTCAGCAGTATTCTTTGCAATCTGCTTTACCTTACCAATAAAAGTATTCGCTTTCTTAGTCCCTGCACGCTTTAACAACCTAAGAATAGGGATCATCTCTACAGCACCTAGCGGCGAAGCACTTAATCCTGCTGTTATCGCATCATCCACACTGCCATCATTGTGTATTACCCCCCAAAAAGCCTCACTTACATGTGTTCCTGCATAAAGCGTCGCCATCCCCGCTGTGGCCGCCCATTTATGCCCAGCACGCACCCCTAAAGCACCTACGCCTAAACCAGTCGCCGCCTGACCCATCCCTCTAGACCAATCCCGTCCATAACCTCTAGCCGGTGTCGCTAGCTTTTCCTCTAACCACTGTGAAGCATCTTGTGCCATCTCAAAGATAGGGTTTTTTCTTGGGTCCGGCTTAACCACCTCTTTTATGTTATATCGCCTACCTCTAGACCCTATCGCTATCATCTGGCCATTCTCTATCTTTACCTGATACCTATTGCTCTTATCATCCTCTGCATACCAATTAGGGACCAACTCCTTATATAAATCTTTTTCTTCTATCTCGTCCTCGTCTAAATGCCTTAAAAACACATCGTTTTCTAAAACATACCCGGGATCCTTCATCGCTTCCCAACCAATACCAACAGCCTCACCGAACTTTAGCCCTAAAGACGCAGCCCCCTTTAAGAACTCTAAAGAAAACATTGTCTTTAGATCCATCTTGTCCTCGTAAAGATGTCCTACACGATCTAGCTTGTCCCGACCATCCTCATGCTTACTCACCATGTAGATGTCCTTTTCCGGCGATAACCTAAAGGCTTCTCTGTTTAACCCACGCAAACGATTAGGCAGTTCCACATCATCAGGGACTTTTGTATATCGCCTATCGCCTGACTCGTAATAAGGCTTTTCTAAAGGTGTAAGCTGCCCCCCCTCTTTTAGATAAAAAGAGTCGTTATCTTTGTTGTAATAAAATGCTTCCGGGTTTAGCCCCTGATATTTTTCAGGCAACTCTATCCCATATCTCTCGTTGGCAGCAGGGACAGGTAGATACTTTAACCCCTCGCTATCCGTTATTTCAGACACACTACCTTACCAACAAGTTCCTCATCGGATGTCCGACAGGCAAAGTGGCGGCATAATTTACAAGATCATCTGGATAATTATTATCAGCACCACGATACTCCGCTAATGCATTTAATAATTCAGGCCCAGCAAGTGCACTCAACGCCTCAAAGCTAGCATTTGCAGAACCAGCCTGTGGCGCAGACTCGCTTTTGAATAAACGCGCATTATTCCACCACTCTTCTACAGCAGCCCATGCTTTCCCTGGACTCCACCCATCAGCAGCCGATTCATCTGCTGCCCTCTGATCCTCGGCCGCTTTCTGCTCTAAAGCCCAATCAACATACTCAGCAGCATCATCTACATCGTTCGGGTCGCTACGCCTAAACTTGTCTTGTGTTCCTTTCCGATTTAAATACACCCTAAACTCATTCGCATCGTCTTCAGTGACTCCAAAATCATTCGGGTTTATAAGATTATCATACATCTCTACAGCACGCTGCCCCATAGGTCTAGCCCTGTCCGCCTCTATCTTTGCTAGTTCGGTTTTAAGCGTCTCCATCGCTTTTAGATCGACCGCCTGGGCAGCTTCGGCTTGTTTGATGTCGCTTGTTATGTAAGACTTATAAGTCTCAATTAAATCAGAAGCAAATTCTGGGGCGCTCCCCATAACCGCCATAGCCTGATACTGCTTAGCTACACCATGGAAATTGGCGAAAATATTATCTACCTGTTCATCGCTAAACACGATAACATTGCTTTGACCCATAGGGTCTTGTGTTGAAGTAAAACCATCCACTGTCATAGGTCCACTACCTGTATCACCCGTCTCGTCATTGACCCAGTTTACCCTTAATACCCATCCACCATCCTCGGTAGGCACGAAATTAAAACTTGTTGGTCGCACGCCAGACGGCAATGAAACACCACTTTCCATCATCCTATCTTTTAAGAGTTGAAACCCTATCTTATCACGGATAACTTGATATTGATGCATTACCCGTTCAGAATCTTCAGGAGGTAACTGATTAACCAGGGCATCCGCTAAGGTTCCTTCAGAGGTAAGCGTCAAAACATCCCGAGCACCCTCAACTGCATCAGAGATGGCTTCGTAATCCTCTTCTTCCATATCAAAGTTTAATCCATATCTATCTAATCCCCTTCTTTGTGCAAAGTAGGGTAAAAATCCTGTAAGATCAGGCGGATTTTGCAAACCCTTTAGTTCCTCTTGTTTTATACCCGCCTCTGCCTTTGCTTTGTCTGTTTGTGCCTTCCTAATATCCATTTGTGAACGAAATGTCTGACCTGCGCGATCCTCATCATAAGCACGCTGCGCCTCTTTTGACTTATACTCAGCCGCTGTTGTATCAAATCCCAACTTAGCCATCTCTTTATTATGCTTAGCTATCTGCCGTGTATAGTTTTCTTGCAACTGTTTTAGTTTTTCTTTACTTGTTTCCATATCTAACCTATACTTTTTTATTTCTCGCGCTGTCTGACCACCCAAAATACGACTTCTTTGTAATGCCTGCGCCTTTTGGATTTCAATCTTTTCTTTTTGTATGTTAATGCCCTCTTGTTGCAACCTAAGACGCTCGGCCGCGAGATCAGACTGCGACCTCGCACGCTCGCGCCCTTTCTCTTTCTCCCAGCCCTCTAACAGACCACTTAAAAAACTACCTGCTGTTGCCATTACGATAATAAATCACCTAGAAAACCAAAGATACCACCGCGCCTTCTCGCCTGTATCTGCCTATTCGCAACACGCCTCTGCGTCTCTAAACCTAACAGCTGACCAGCCGTGTCTTGCGCCATACCGCTTAAATTACTCCCCACATGACTCATCTTAGCCTGCTGTAAGAATACACTATCAGATAAACTGCGACGAGATAGATTATTCGCCCCTACACTCGTCCTCGCACGCTGATGAGCCCTTAAACTCTTTAGCGCCTCGGCCTGACCCGGCTTCAAAGATGCTCGATAACGACTTAAATCCCTATCACTAATCTGCGCACTCACATCAAACGCCTCACCAGCACGCTGCCCAGCCTGATTAGATAACATCCCAATGTTCTCACGCCGCCACATCAAATCTTGTAAGATCCGCTCCTCGTGATGTGCATAAGTGTTAAGATACTCTTCCCACTGCCGCCTAGTTAACTCGGCGTTAACCTGATCCGCACTACGCTTTCCCCCAGGAACCTCTATAGGCTCATACTTTCCACCAGTTATGTCCGTTACTGTGTTCGCTTCTTTGTCTGTCTCTAAGTTTGAATCTGGACCTCCACTATACTGGCCATTACCGCTGTCAAAAAGTCGTTTCCATGGCCGGCCAGTGTAGGGGTTAATGTTTTCTGAGATAGGGTATGGCATTACATCACCTTATGTCTATTATCTTTCATTCCACCACTCCTTAGCCTTAGACCAACCTTTACGACCAGCAGAACCTAGTATCTTGCCTACCGCCTCTGCTCTTGCCATATCCTCTTGCAACTCAGCCCACGCACGCGTTCTCTCGTAAGTAGCACTCGCCTGCGCTCCTCTCGTTAGTCCTTGTATTCCTTGTGTCTCACGGCCTATCGCCGATTCTACCACTGAACTCAAAGCCCCACCTCTACGCTCCTCATGCATCGTCATCGCATTAACATTCGCTAAACCAGAACTGCGACCATGCGCTAAATGATGGCTTAACAACCGTCCAGCACCAGCACTGATATTAGATAACCCCAAATGCGGCGCAGCGTTAAACCGCACCCCAGCAACCGCCTCTCGGTTCAAAACCTCTGCCTCACCAGGAGATGTTTGCGACACCAAATCCATTAGATGCCTTCGCTGATGCGGACGGTACAATCTTAAATAGCGATTAAACCTCTTAACATTGACTTCCGCCAGAGCTTTCTCCGACTCCGTCCTTTGTACAGTCTGGTCGCTCTTGCTCCCAAATACAGCATCTTTAGCACCCCCTAAAACACCGCCGACGACATCTGCTGCACCGCTGATCACTTTTTTTACAAACCCAAATGGCATTAGAAACTCCTACAAAACTACCCGCACATCCGCCGTCCCCGCCTTACAACGAACACGGAAAAACTGCTTTGCACGACCTAACTTCTCATATCCATAACTCCAAAATCGCCGCGCACCCGTCGCACTCCACTCTCCTACTTTGTGCCATGTGCTGATGTCTACATCTATCGCCTCGTCCTCTAAACTATCACCACCGAACTCAAAGCGCATCACTAACGGTAAGGAAAATACTACACCAGCAGAACGATTGGCTGTGTAGTATCGCCAATTTAATATCTCATTAATTTTAGCATTATTCGCTGTCCAGTTCGCATTGAAAGCGGCCTGACTAGTGTAGTTCCGCGGGAAGAATATCTGGATATAACTAGCGTCGTCAGAATAGCCCGGATATACACTCGCATTAGTTCTAAATATAGCCGCTCTGCCAGTAGCACTTAAACCCCTAAAATCAGCTACATCTTCAGGCACATACTGCGGGCCGGCCGGGGAAATATCCTGGAGTTGAGTTAATGTCGTCGGCTCTGTTGATACATAGTTTAAGTTAAAGAATGCACATGGAGTAGTAATATTAATACCAGCGCTAGCTAAAGCATAATTAAACGATACCCCGGCTATCGTCAAGCGAACTTTCACTCCTTTCTTAGCGTTTAAGAACTCTGCAATGTCACTTATGTTCATACCATTGTATAACACCTTAGAGGCAAGTGACACACAAAGAGAGATGTTTTTTTGCCAGTCCGATAGCTGGTTACTCACGGCGGTGTATACTGTTCTGTCAATACTAGCAAGTAGCCACGCGCGCTTAGGCTCCACAGTTAGTCCAATGGCCGATTGCAAATTATCCACAAAATGGTCTATCTCAAAAGACTCCGCCGCTGCTGCCTTTCTAAAAGTCCTCATCCGACCAAATCGTAAAGCCTTCTCTACCTCAACCTCACAATCGGCTGAACCATTGACCTGAATATGAATACCCGTCGCCGTGACTCGCACCGGCGGCGTAAACTGATCTTTCTCTAAATTGAATGTGTAACGGTCACGAGCTATCGTTGTAGGCTGCTGCGCTGCCGCATCGTTAAACAAACCCACATCATCACCTCGCTAGATATACTACTATCTCTGAATCCCCGCTAGCGGATAAATCAGCACGCTTAGTGCTAATCTTTACCTTGGCATTATAAGCATTGAGCGTGTAAAAATCATACTCCTTTAAGATATTCCCAGTCGCATTATTACCAGAACCCACTACATTAAACTCGTCAATTATACGCTCATCTACTAAAACCTGACAGCGACCATTGAACTTGCCAGTCGGAAATATCTGCACCACAAAGAAATTACCAAAAATCTCCTCGGTCTCATCGTCCTCACGCTCTAACACCGCCTTAACTAAATGCTCGTTATACGGCGTTAAATGCTCTCGCTCAATGACTCTCACTCTGACCTCCTACAGGCTGCGTCGCACTCGTAACTAATACCACCGCACGATCATAAAATCCATAAACCATCCGCCTATTCATTGAATAACGACGCTTGACATCCTCATACTTTAACGAACCTTTGCTCTTTACTTCCTCATACATCACAACACCATTATACTCATAACTAAAGTCCGCCGTATAAGAACAGATATGTCGCCCCGATATGTCAAACGATAACTTAGGATGAATCTCTAAACTCTCTATTCTACCAGACTTCTCCTCACCCCGCAAGAACAAATAACGCTCACTCTCTAAGCGACTATCAAACCGCTCACCATACAACTCCACTCTAGTATGCGGTATTTTATTGGACATCTATCCGCCGCGCATAACGATTTCTCATGGCCGGCGATAACGCATTCTGATCACCTACACGACCAAAATTAACTCGACGCAACACACGATACCTAGAAATTTCCTCCTGATACATCGCCGCCTGACGCATACTCTCATTCGCATCCGACCACGCCTTCTTCGGCATCGCTAACACCATACTCCTAGCTCCTAAACTTATCGCCTCAAAATACTTATTATACAAAATGTCCGGAATAAACTGATGCACATCTTTTATTGATAACGGCATATAGTCTATCTCAATGTTTAACAGCTGCATCTTATCATTATTCGGCTTGGGATGTATGTAAAACTCATTCGCCTCCTTAGGCACCCACACAGACGGCACTGCCGCACCTAAACTCCGCCATGCACCTAAACTATCTAAATAATCAATAGACGCACTCGCTAAACGCTTAGGCACCACAGTATCAACATTTTTATCAGCATCTAAATACATCCCACGCACTTCTAAAACCTCCTGGCTTACTTGCTGCGTATAAACCATATTAGTCTCATCCCAACTCCGCAAATCATCCACTTCATAAGTTATCTTAACCAACTCTTGGCCCATCGCCAAATCCTCACTGGCCAACACATCCCACAAAACCCTCGTCTCGCGACAAAAGTTCCTTAAACTATAACTAATCGCATCAATCATTACCGTATCCGATATGCCCATCGCATACGGCTCAACTGCACGAGTAAAATCACCTAAAGTCGCCACTATAACCTCACCTTAACAGAAATATCACGGCGCGTATTATCACACAGCACACGAAAATACTGCACCACATGCCCACGCTTACGATATAAATAATTATAACAACATCGCACTCTCGCATCAACACTCCAACGAAACACATTAATCGCACGATTGTCCTCTAGCACCAACACCTTATCTATAAACACGGTTACACGCCTAGCAGCAATAGGAGCATCTAAATGAATGTTAATACCGCGATCCTTAACCACACAACCAATCCACGGCGTATACTCATTACGCCCTAAAGTAAAATCATAACTATCACGCGACACACGATCAGCCGCCTTATCACCAGCACTACGGACCAACACCTTCAGCACCTCCTTCCGTTAAACTCGCCCTCGCTATACGACTCCACGGATGACTCATATACTCGTTTTGCTGCTTCACTCCTAACGAGTCGTAAAACCTATTCAAATATAACCTCGCCTTCTCAACTAACCCTGGCTCTACAGCCTCCTGACTATACGCCTTATATAAGGTGTAATTAACAATAGACGAAAAATAAATATCGCGCACTTCTAGCTCAGTATCAAAATCACTCGGCGTTAAAGAGACAGTCGGTATGCGCGCATATATAATCTCTAATGTACCATATTTTCCATCAGTCTTCGCATCCTCCTCCAGCTTCCTTTTAGCAGCTATCTCATTAGCATTCCTTTCAGGCTCATCGGCAATACTCTTTATCCACCTCGGCGGATACACTAGAAATTCATAAGGGTTTTCAGAATCATACATATAATTGATGACCGGATGACCCGCTGCCTCTAACTCCTCTGCACGCCACCCACGCCGCGATGCATTTAACTCCGACTCCAACACAACAGCTACCCGCTCACCACTTAAATTGGTCGGGATGGTTAACAACTTGTTGGTGTCCTGCGGAAGTTCTTGGATATAACCCACCGCCATGTTGAAGTTAATACGCCTCGTCAACGCATTCGGCTTTACCTGACATAAAGCAACCTGCGCCTCCGCTACATAAGAGATTAACTCGGCATCAGGCCAACCACCACCCGTGGTGTGCAGGGTGTGCTTGACCTGATTGATTACTGAAGCAACCGTGGCCACGGTAACTCCTTACTTCTTGGTCTTGTTAGACTTCTTGGTCGGCTTGATGTCCGGCACTAGCCCATCAAGATGCAACAACGCATACGCCTGACGAACCTCCGCTGCCGTAACAAACTCATATTTCTCTCTGTCATCATCTTCCGACAGCGCAGCACGAACCGCCTGATTGACAAAACGAGTGTCCGGCAAACCCTCAATCGTCACAAACTTAGGATCTCCTAAATCTAACGAACAAATCGCCGCCTTTATCTTGTCAATTCGCGCAGCTTGTATCGCATCAATCTCCGCCGGCGTGAATGTTGATAAATCATGCGCACGCAAATCCGACTTCGTTAATATACGCCGACCATCTTCAGTACACTCGTAAAACTCCGCCTTACGCTCTGCACCTATACGACTCCACGACATAATCGCACCATCTTTGATGCGACATAAAAATCGCTCGCCGTCCGGCTTAGTGTTAAAGTAGTCCGCTTCTACAATCAAATCGTCCATAACTCCTCCTAACGACAATCAACTACATATCTTAACAAGAACGGCTTTCTAACCGCACCACTAAAACGAAATATCAACTGATTGGTTGTCCCAGAAGCAGCACGCACCGGCAACTGCGGATACCACACTTCCTTAGTCCCAGCAGGGGCTTGCGCCGCGATGGAGAAACCCGGATTTGATACATTCGTAGCACTCGCATTGCCTAACTTCCACTGCAGCGTCATCGTTGAATTGGCCCCAGGCGTGACGACCTCAAACTCCGCTCCTAACACTACACCACCTCTCCATTGAAAGAAAGTGATGGTGTCGTTAGCCGCAGGCTCTTTAATCTCACTTAAATCTATAAATCCCACTATCCGGTCGGCATGAAAACCCGGCTCCGGTGTGCCGGTGGGAACAAATGCATTTATGTTAGCCATGACTTTACTCCTATTATGCTTCTGATCTCGCAATCATATAACCTAAAGCCTCCGGCTTTACGACCCTATAGCCATAAATAAACCGAGCTCTGTAATGATTGCCCGAAACTCGCGTTGACTTCATCGGTCCATCAAAAGTGGTGAACTGCAACGCGAAAGATATTGCATCTCTATGACCGAACATCACTACATGATTGCCACCTATTTTAGGCAACAAATTAGAACGAAAGATTACAAAATTATCTATCATCCCTAACATGTTGTTTCTCTGCCCTAAACGCAACAACGATATGTTATCACCAGTCCAATCAGCACGACTTAACCTAGACGACTGAACCTCGGCCTTTATCTCCGGAGGTAACATCAACCAACGACCTTCGTCCGGCACATTATGCTCGTCCAAACACGCACTTGCCTGAATAATCTTGTGCGTTACCTCGTTTAACCCAGTCCCCGCCGGGTTGAACTTTAACGGCGAACTAGATGAACCGAAATCATAGCGGCCACTCTCTCCGGCATTCGCCCCGAAATTCTGCGAGTGCGCATCCATGCGGACTGACTCAAATAACTCGCGCTCTACGGTAACACGAGTTTTTTGCACCCCCTCATTCATAACAGCAGACATATAATCATAGTCTGCCTGATAACGCGTGAGTTCATCATCACGCCACGATATACGCTGCCCCCTATCTATGGAGAGCGATAACAACTCTGTAGTGAGCTCTTGGTAGTCAAAAGGCTGACCGTCATCTTGCGTGACAATGATGTCCGGCGTAGTCCTTATATTTACCTTATCGCCCCTCTTGCGAATCTCACCCTGATAATCCGTGTTGGTCACATAACTCAACACAGTCGCAGGATAATACTTGACCTGCAACAGGGTAGACCATATCTCTGGGACCGTAATGCCGCTCCGCTGCGGCTGCCCTGGAAAAACTGGAAATGACATTGGCTTCCTCCGGTTTGGTAAGAATGTTTAACATTCCTACCTTAACAGAAAAAACCATCAAATTACCCCTGTTGCAAAAAATGACAGATCGTCACTTTTTTGACAATTTTAGAGAGCCGGATTACAAACCCTCACAATACCGCGCAACGGCCGGCAAAGAACTCGTAAATAACGAATGTTCGCTTTGTAGGATTCGGAATACTCCTCGGCCATGGCTTTAGCATCATCCTCGCTGTGATAAGTGGCATCAGAGATGTTGAAAACCCACTTATCAGGATGCTCGTAGAAAACCATCAAGCCTTTAGGCCCAGGCTCATTCCAATCAGCAGAAAGAAAATCATCGTTTAGCATGTATAACACATAGCAAACATAATCCTTAGTCCCGGCATATTGCTTCGGTTCATTAGTTTCCATAAGTACCTCCTGTAGATACATAGTTGGTTGATGCAGCTTTAAGGCAGCTGCCTAGCCTGTAAATCTTTCAATCAGTATTCATCCAAAAATCAACTACCCACCACGACAACAAAACGCCAAATAAAGAAACACCCGCTACTCCAAATGAATGCCATAAACTCAACTCCGCAATATCCAACCAGTCGTGGATAGCTGCCGCAACTAACACCACCCAAACCGTCAAAAGAAATAAAGGCAATCTATTCATTCTTTATACCTCCAACCCTCTTTCGTAAATCCACGCTGCCGCAAATAATCT